CAGCAGGATCAGTGGACGTGATTTCCTATTACGTTGAATCCGCGAGCCGCATCACCGCCCGCCTGATCTCCGACGTGAAATGAGCGTTCTTAACAACTCTCTGCTGCTTGGTGCGCCAACAGGCGGAGGCGGCGGCGGTGGTGCTTACCAGATAGCGCGGAGCTTGCGCTTTGCCAGCAACGACTCTGCTTACTTGGAGCGCACGCCAGCGTCGGCTGGCAATTCAAAGACCTGGACGTGGAGCGGGTGGATAAAGCTCACGGCCCCGGAGACCACCAATCACATATTTACAGTCCCCACTGGAACCAGTGATGCGAACTATTTCCGACTTTGGATAGACAGCGCGGGCAAGATCCGAGTAGGCAACTACAACGCCAACCTCAGGATCTCGACTCAAACGCTGCTCGACCCGACTGCTTGGTATCACATCGTGTTGGCGTTTGACACGACTCAGGCCACAGCGGCAAACAGAATTAAGCTGTATGTTAATGGAAGCCAATTAACATCTTTCGCGACTGCTTCAGATCCAGCACTAAACTACGACAGCGCCGTCAATACGGCGAACACGCACCGCATTGGGTCGGAGGCGGCGGCGGACCTCAACGGATACCTCGCAGAGGTTTATCTGATCGACGGGCAGGCGCTGACGCCCAGCAGTTTCGGTCAAGCTGATGGCACTACTGGCGAATGGGTGGCAAAGGCTTATAGCGGCAGCTATGGCACAAACGGCTTTTATCTGAACTTCTCGGATAACAGCAACACTACTGCCGCGACACTTGGCAAGGATTCCAGCGGTAATAGCAGAAACTGGACGCCTTATAACTTCAGCATCTCCGCCGGCGCGGGGAACGACTCACTGGTGGATTCGCCGGCTAGTTACGGCACCGACACTGGCGCGGGCGGCGAGGTGAGGGGGAACTACGCGACGCTGAATCCGCTTGATCGCAATAGGTTCGCAAGCACCGAAACTTTGTCTCAAGGCAATCTTGAGGTTGCCTTTATTGGCACAGGCGATTTCGGCGCTCGCAGCAGCTTTTATGTATCATCCGGCAAATGGTACTGGGAGGGAACGTTAAAGACTGCAGGGACTGGGCTTATTTCGTTTGGCGTCAGCCAGCAGTCCTCTCAGTATTACACTGGATACAGTCCCGGCTCTTACGCCTACCTAAAAAGCGGCAATAAAATGGAAGATGCAACCCAGGTTGCATATGGCGCCTCTTATGCCGCAAACGATGTCATAGGTATTGCGCTTAATTTAGACGCAGGGACTATTACTTTTTACAAGAACGGCACCAGCCAAGGGCAGGCATTCACCGGAGTGACAGGCGTTTTCACTCCATCCGTGGGGTGCAGTTCAAGTTCAAGCACAGCTTGGATACTTAACTTCGGCCAGCGCCCCTTCGCCTACGCCGCTCCTAGTGGGTTTAAAGCGCTATGCGACACCAACCTGCCGACACCAACCATCTCAAAGCCTTCGAGCGTGTTGGATACGGTGCTCTACACCGGCACCGGCAGCACTCAGACGCCGACAAGCACTCTTGGATTCAGCCCTGACTTGGTCTGGATTAAGTCGCGCTCAGCAGCCACTGATCACGCGCTTTATGACACGGTGCGCGGTGCGCAGGCGCGCATCGAAGCAAGTACATCAAGCGCTGAAGCGACGAGTGATAACGGTGTAACGGCTTTCAACAGCGCTGGCTTCACGCTTGGATCGCGAACGCAAGTTAATAGCAACACTGACACTTATGCAGCCTGGTGCTGGGATGCGGGCAGCAGTAACGCAACCAACAACAACGGCACAATCAGCAGCACAGTCCGCGCGAATGCTTCGGCTGGCTTCAGCATTGTCACCTATACCGGCAACGGCACAGCAGGCGCCACGATCGGCCATGGACTTGGGGTGGCTCCAACTTGGGTCATCGTCAAAGCGCGAAGCGCAGCCAACTCCTGGAACGCTTACACAACAGCACTGGATGGCAGCCTCGATTTCTTTGTGCTGAACAGCACTGCTGCTAAATCAGATTCAGCGCAATCTGCGCCCACCAGCTCCGTGTTTTCTGTTTCCAATGGCACGAACGTAAACGGCAACGGCACCACTTACGTGGCCTATTGCTGGGCTCCGGTTGCGGGGCTCAGTCAGTCCTTTACATGGACTGGTAACGGTTCTGCCGTCGGACCTTTCGTCTACCTTGGCTTCCGCCCCGCCTTTTTGCTGCTTAAGCAGGCGACAGCTGCATCCACCACTGACTGGGTGCTGCTCGACTGCAGGCGGGCCGGCTACAACATCGACAACGACCCGCTTTATCCGAACCTGGCAAGCGTTGAGGCAACCACTGATCTTCTGGACTTCACAGCCAACGGATTCAAAATCCGATCAACCAACGGATTGATTAACGCCAATAACGGCACCTATGTCGGCTTGGCATTCGCTGAGTTTCCATTTCAGTACGCCCGCGCCCGCTAATCTCACATCGGAGACCTGAAGCCATGTTTCTTCTCGACGGCCACCCAATCAGCCCCGATGTGGCTTTCGTCCACAACGGCGTGCAGTATCCGGCTAACTGGCTGCGGCTTGCGACGCCCGAGGAGCGTGCCGAAATCGGCATCACCGAGGTGCCAGATCCCGAGCCATACGATCAGCGCTTCTACTGGGGGCCTGATGTTCCCAAGGACCACGCTGAGCTGGTGAAGCAATGGTCGATTGCCACTCGCAACACCGCCGGCACGCTGCTGCTGCCGACTGACTGGATGGTGGTGCGCGAGATGGACAACGGCACACCGGTGCCCGATTCCTACCGCAACTGGCGCCAGTCCATCCGTGGAGCGTCTGAGGCCAAGACGGCGGCCATTGAGGCCACTACAACCACCGACGAGCTGGCGGCCTACATTACCGGCGCCGATTACCCCGTCTGGCCTCTTGACCCTTCTACTCCTGCCGTTGGCGTTCCTGCTGGTGATGGGCTGGGCGCTGCTGTCAATGGCCAGGCTGGCTGATGGCGACGAAAGCTAAGACCGGCACTCTCGGCCGCACGGGGCACACGCCAGGCCCGCCGAAAAAGACATCACAGGGAGATGGCCAACATTCGCGGCCACGCCGTAAAGGCCGCAAGCCTTCCCGTGGACAAGGCCGCTAACTTCCGCTTGCCTCAACCACAATCAGGACTCACGTTGCCCGGCGCTACGATCTGATCGAGGCCGAGGCACCGATGGCTGACGACCCTAAATCCGTTAGCAGTGTCTTGTCTGCAAGCCTCCCCCAGGCGATCGCTGCTGGCATGTTTGCCATCGGTGCCTTGCTTATCTCGATGCAGGTCCAGCAAGCGCGGATCGAAGCAGCCGTGCAGTCCACCGCGTCGGCAATCCAGGATCTGAAATCCGACTCGCGCAGCAAACTGGCGGATCTGGATCAACGCGTGCGCGCTCTTGAAATCAAGAACTAGCCTGAGGAGACCGACATGGATTCCGTGGACGCCAACACCGCAGCCGCTGTTGCGATCGTCATCGCTGCCGGATCGGAACTGATTGCGCTCAGCCCGCTCAAGTCCAACAGCTGGATCCAGCTGGTGCTGCAAGCTGCCCGGCTGATGTTTCCCAAGAAAACTCGCTGACTCGACTGTGGCCAACCAGGCACCGATCACGCTTGAGCAGCTGTTTCGCTATTTCAAGGGTTTGCCGCACCAGCTGGCGGCGATTCAGACGCTGGAACAGGATCTCGCGCTGAACGGCTACGCCGCTGCCATGCGCCGCGATCGCGCCTGGTTTGAGACCTGGAGCCAGGGCGGCAAGCAGACCGATCTCTCGGCCGGCCTGCAGCTGATCAAGCAGTTCGAGGGCTGCCACCTGGAGGCATACCCCGATCCGCTCTCCGGCGGCGAGCCGTGGACGATCGGCTACGGCACCACGCGCTACCAGGACGGTCGCAAGGTTGAGCGCGGCGACAAGATCAACGCCGTTGAGGCTGACATGCTGCTACGGCAGGAAGTGGATCGCGTGGCCGAGAAGCTGCGCACCACCGTGCCGTTCTGGCAGGCAATGAGTGACCAGCAACAGTCGGCGCTGGTGAGCTTCGCCTACAACCTCGGCGCTGCCTTCTACGGCGCCAACGGCTTCGAGACGATCAGCGCCAGGCTGCGAGAGAAGGACTGGGCCAAGGTGCCCGATGCGCTGCTGCTCTACCGCAACCCTGGCACCAACGTGGAGGCCGGCCTTAAGCGCCGCCGCGAAGCTGAAGGCAGTCTCTGGCTGCAGGGCCTAGGGCTGCCGGCCCCGCAGCAGCAAACGGCCAAGCTCAGCCCTACCAGTCCGTTCTCCGCGCGCATCACGCCCCATATCCGACTCGGCGAGTTCGCGCTGGATCAGGAGGTGCGCCGCTTCGACCACCAGCACCAGCTGGACACGGCGGCCGAGCTGGCGGCGTTCCTGGAGCGGGTGCGGCGCAATTTCGGCAACAAGCCGATCGTGATCACCTCGGGCTACCGGCCGCCGGCAGTGAACAGCCAGGTCGGTGGTGCCTCAGGCTCGGAGCACCTCTACGACGCGCCCGGTGTCGGCGCAGTGGATTTCTACATCGACGGCGCGGACATCAACGCGGTCCAGGCGTTCTGCGATCGCTACTGGGAGTTCAGCGTCGGCTATGGCGCACCTAAGGGATTCGTTCACGTTGGCATCCGCCAAGGCAGACCTAAAGTCCGCTGGGATTACTGACCCAGCTGGATGATTCTTCCCGACCATGAGATCCGTCGCCTCTGCACTGAGGAGGCGATGGTGGTGCCGTTCGATCCCGAGCTGCTCAACCCGGCCAGCCTGGACGTGACGCTCGGCGACCACCTGATGATCGAGGTGGAGCACACCAGCGAGCTGCAGCTGATGGAGATCGGGCACCACACGCAGGCCAACCCCTACCTGCTGGCACCGGGCGAGTTCGTGCTGGCGGAGACCTGCGAGATCTTCAACCTGCCCGACCACGTTGCAGCGCAGTTCGTGCTGAAGTCGAGCCGCGCACGCGAGGGCCTGGAGCACCTGCTGGCCGGCTACTGCGATCCGGGCTGGCACGGAAGCCGGCTGACGCTGGAGCTGCACAACAGCCGCCGGATCCACAACATCGCGATCTGGCCCGGCATGAAGATCGGCCAGATGGTGTTCCACGGCCTCGCCGGCCGGCCTGAGCGCACCTATGCGGTAACCGGCCGCTACAACGGCGACCTAAGCGTGACGGCTAGCCGGGGCTGATCAGCGCCGCCACCTTGGCCGCGGCGTCGGCTGCGGTCTCATCGACCAGGTGGGCATAGCGGGCGGTTGTCTGCGGGCTGGCATGGCCTAGAAGGCCGCCAATCTGCGGGAGGCTCAGGCCGGCGCTCACGCCGAAGCTTGCGAAGCTATGCCGCAGATCATGGATCCGCAGATCGTTAATGCCGGCCGCGGCCAGCAGCTCGCGCCACATCTTGCTGTAACCGATCAGGTGGCCATCGCCATCACCCGCGATGATCCACTGATTATTCGATCTGAGACGCAATCCTTCTAAGATTGAGATCGCCGCAGGCGGCAAGTGCACAATTCGTTCATTGCCGCTGTTGCCTGTTTTGTGTGCCTCGGGTGGCAGCCGAAGGATCGCTGCCTCCTGGTCGAGCCAGCACCACTGCGCGGCGAGCAGCTCCGACACGCGGCAGCCGGTGAGCAGCAGCAGTCGCACCAGCTGGGTGAACCGCCAGCGAACGGGCGTGATGGCGAACGGATCCAGTGCGGCCAGCAGCCGGCCCAGCTCGTCGCGGGATAGGTAGCGGCGGCGCAGGCGTTCAGGATGGCGCGGCACGCGGTGGCAGGGGTTGCTGTGCTCCGGCCTCAACCCCCACACCTCGGCGAGGTTGAATGCTGAGCGGAGCATCTGCAGGGTGCGGTTGGCCTGCACCGGCGGCGCCGGGGCGAGCAGCTGCAGCACGTGCTGGCGGGTGACAGCAGCCACGCGCAGCTGGCCGATGACGGGCAGCACGTACAGGCGCCAGAACCGGGTGTACTCGGTGAGAGTGCGCGGGCGCAGCTTCGGGTAGTGGCGCTGCTCCAGCAGCTGCTGCAGCTGGGCGACGGTGGTGCTGTCGATCGGCTGGTGGGTGCCGCGGGCGACATCGGCCAAGAGCTGCAGCGCCTGCTCACGCGCGACGGTGCGGTTCATGCGATCGGCGCGGGCGAGCTTGTGGAACCGTTGTCGGCCGTGGCTGTCGCGGAACCGGAGATACCAGGTGCGAACGCCTGACGGAAGCACCAGCTGGCCGAGCCCCCGCACCTTCGAATCTGCTTCCCACTTCCTCATCGTTATCCCACCGTTATCACAAACTCCCAAGAACTGGCGTGATCATGCGCGAACGGCCGGGACGTGTCCAGAGGCTGTAGACCGCAGATTCCGTGAGATTCCGTGAGCTGGGAGTGGCGACCCCGGGAGGATTCGAACCTCCGACCAACAGCTTAGAAGACGTGGGATCTCGACTTTTTCTCGAATGATTTCAAATACTTAGTTCGCCACGAAATTGCGTTCTCCCACAGTTATCCCAAATTCACGTCATGCAATAGCCGCTCTCGCATCCGTCTTGTTCTTCGATCCACTCTGGGAAAAGCCCAAGTTGATCAGGCACAGCAATCTCGATCGGTTGCTCGCGTCGTGAACCGACCGAGCTGATGTAGACAGGATCTTTGCCAAGCTCGACCCGCTTGGTGTTTAATCGGCGTTCAAGGTCCGCTACTTGCGCAAACAGTTGAGGCCGTTCTCGGCGCATGGCCGTCCACTGGTCTGTGGTCTTATAGGGGCAGAACCAGCAGCTCGACTTTGGCGGCTGTGGCAGGCCGGCGTCACGAACGATCCGCAAACAGTCGCTGCGACTGATGCCAAGCTCAATCAGTGGATAAGCGGAGGTATAGCCGTCGCCTTCGCGGCTGGGCGTAGCGCGATGTGGTTCATCTGTGCTGATGCCTTTGCCCAAGGTGCAGCCAGGTGAATGGCGCTTGATCCACTTTGCGATGGGCTTGATCTTGAAGTGAACGGTACAGTTGCGATTGCCTGGCGCACCATTGGCCATGCGTACCGGGATGTCGATTGAGCGAATCGGCCGCAGAAGCTCCTGATAGAGATCGACTGGCGTGCCGTCTCGGCGCTGGCGTTGGATGTCAACCCACTCGATGCCATGCTGACTGGCGTAAGGCTTCAGCACCTCGGCCACATACCGCAGGGTGCGGGGGTCTTCAGCATGATCGCCCACGTTGGCGAACACGAAGGTGCGGTAAGGAATTGTGCCCTGCGCCGCGAGCACCAGACAGGCAGTGGACTGAACGCCACCACCGCAGGAAAAGACGTGCTGCATCAGTTCGGAGGGTAGCCGCCGTTCTCCCAGAATTCTCCCAGAGACCAGCGAAAAGTGGGTAAAACCCGGTAAGGACCGGGAACAAGAATCCAGGAAAATGGCGACCCCGGCAGGACTCGAACCTGCGACATGCAACTTAGAAGTCTGAGCAGCGCCGGAAATCTTGCTGCAGTTGCAATGGTTTAGACGGCCGTGCTGTGACGTTCGCGCACAATTCGCGCAATCCTGATTGGCGCCTCGGCAGGATCATCCAGCGGGATCATGCGGTAGTCATCGACGCCGTGAGACTCAGCCCAGTGCTGCGCGGCCAGGTGCGTGGTGAACGGGCCGACGTGCCAGATTCCGAGGTCGAGGATGTAGGTCATGGGTGGGTGGGTGGGTGACGGCCGGAGAATAGGCGGCTTGCAGGCGCTTTCGGTGTCACTGGTTACCGTGTGACACAACGGCACCGGCCGCGTGGATCAGCACTACATCGACGGCAGCCGCTTGGTTACCCGTCGATCAGCTCGCGATCAGATCCACCTGGCCTGGAACTATCAGTGCGCCTACTGCGGGGATCCCCTTGGCCGCAGCCCGACGCTCGACCACGTAACGCCGAAGGTGCACGGCGGTCTCACGGTGCGCGAGAACCTGGTGAGCTGCTGCCTGTCGTGCAATTCCCGCAAGGGCCATCGCGCCTGGATCGACTGGTATCGGCAGCAATCCTTCTGGCGGCCTGAGCGAGAGTGGGCGATCGCGCAGTGGCTGCACCAAGCTCGCGGTGACTAGCATCCGTGCGGGAAGTCGGGGCGCTCTGCCGCAAACGCAGCGCCCTTTTTTCTCGGCTATGGTGGCGGCTCCTAACCCTTCTTTGAGGGGCTATGGATATGGCCCCGGTGGGTCGGCGGGGTAGGGCGGCACCGCGTGAGGACCGCCTACCGACCCAACATTTGCTCGGCGTAGAGATCCGCCTGCCACCGATCGGAGCTGTAGCGGCACACGCCGCGGCAACAGGTGCGGTAGTAAAGCTCCCCACCCTCCTCCGGCTCCAGCGTCTCAACAGTCACGCCAGGAAACGGCTCATCCTTGCTGAGGATCACGGGCACGACCTGAACACGCTGCAGCGTGCGGCAAACCTGCCGCCAGTCTGCCGGGCCTCAGGAAACCCCAACGTGCAATGCGAACGTTGCGGATCCCAGTGCGCGCAATCCCAGCAGATCGGTGCATCCTGCACGCTGCGCGCTTGTCGGAGCTCCAGCTGGTAGTGCTGCTGTGCGGCGAGCAGCGCCTGCTGAAGGTTCACGCGGCCGGTGTCGTAGGTCTTCCGCTGCTTGGGACCGAGGGCGATGGTGCAGTGCCAGGTCCGGTGGGCCTGTTCACAGTGCAGCAGCAGCCGGCCACCGTGCAGTGAGATCACTCTTCTTCGCCGTAGGCCGGTAGGTGGTAGATCCGCTCCAGCCTCATGCTGTCGGGCTCCAGCTCCGGCGACTCCACGATGCTCGCGGCGATTGCTACTGCCTCGTCGTCATCTGAGGCCACCGACCAGCTCAGCGTTGGCTCAAGGTAGGGCTTCGCTATCACCAGCCCGAGCCTGGGGCTGCGGTGCAGGATCCGCAGCGCCCAGCGCTCCAGCCAGCTCAGATCAGGGAGATGATCGTCCATCACTCCAGTGTGGCGAGGAGGCGCTGCAGATACCACTCGGCCTTCGCCAGTGATTCTCCCCCACCCTTGTGGCGCTCGCGCCAGACGTACTTCAGGACGTTGCCCTTGCAGAAGCCGCGGAACTCCTCAGGCGTCAGTGCGGCGCGGATCGCGTCGATGCACTCAATCCCGTTGCCACCCTGGTAGTGCGGCGGCTGGTTCACCTGATCAACCATGGAACGCTGCCTCCGAGATGATCGGGAACTGTTGCGTGAACACTGCCAGGCAGGCGTCGGCGACCTGCCGGTGCTCGCGCTGGGTCTCCGGTGCACAGCGGACCTTCAGGTA